ACGGCGTCGTGGGATTACGAGTGTGGCGCGACGACCGACAGCGGGACGATTGATTTGTCCGGTCTGTGCGAAGATCCAGTTGTTGAGTACGACGACACGATCGATGCGGGCGGTTGTAGCGTTAGGATCATTTCCACGACATCGGCCGAAAACTGTTTGGCTTGCGACGAGGGGCCGTGCGACGATCCTGCCAACTGCGTCACAGTCGATTGCTGCACGGAACCAGTACCAAAGACGTTGACTTTGACTCTTGTAGGCGGCACCCACGCAGGCACGTACACAATGACATGGGACGGCGTCAGCGAATGGATCGCAGACCCAGCACCATTTACCGGCCGGTTATCATGCAACGATCCAACTTGGGAATTGGTGTTGGAACTTGAGACATACGGACACGACACTGCGAACTGTGACCCGTTCTCATTGACGTTTGACACCTCATTCCCGGTCTGGGACGTTGGTTCTGTTTCAGCGACCATATCATGAGAACGCGAATCAAGCGAATCAACGGCGTCGAAGTATCAAAACGCACTGTTGGCGTTCCAGTCCAAGTTTGCATCCACCGCGGCCCGCAGCTGCGGACGATCACCTCGGTCGTGTGCAGTAAAAAGACAATCGACCTGCCAGTCTACTCCTGCGGGCTGTTCGGCGGTGAATGTGTCCACCGTAAAGTTTGCGAGCACCATGACCCGGCGATTCGGGTTTGTGTTGGGTGTCTAAATCGGGCGGTCACTTAAGCACCCCAACCTGTCACTAAACTGTCACCGTAGCCCCAAAAAAGAGCGGAAGGCACGGGAATCGAACCCGCAACCCCTTGCGGGGCACTTCATTTCCAATCTAGTCCTAGGGTCTTTTGGCGACCGTCTCAGCGTTTTTTGCCCTGTTTTCCAGGGGTCGGCGAGCTGGAAGACTCCGATTTGTGGCGCGGATCTGTCACTAAAGCTGTCACTGGTGCCCACACCGAGGCCGCGATCTGATCGATGTCGGCCTGCACGTAGTACCGCAGGGTCGTCTCGATGCTGCTGTGTCGCATGATCGTCTTGAGCACGATCGGGTGGACCCGAAGTGACCATCGTTGGCCAAACGTGCGGCGCAGGTCGTGGGCCGAGGCGTGCTTGGTCGGGCTGACGCGGATTCCCGCAGCAACGCCGTAACCCGAGATCCGTTTGGCGACTGTGCTGGTCACCATACCCAGCGGGAACACAAATTTTGTTGTTGGACCACAAATCTTTTTGCACAGCCGGTAGAAGTCCGGGCAGATCGGGACCGATTCAATCTTCTTATTTTTCTGGGTAGAAAAGCGAATCACCGGCGGCGAGGCTTGCAGATCCAGATGGACCGGCCCACCATCACAGCGCAGGGTCAGGGCCTCGGAGAGTCGCAGACCAGAGAGCCATAGGCCTTTGAGCAGATCAACCATCTTGGGCCGCAGCTCGGCCTGCGGCTCGGTGTCCACTGCGCGGAGCAACCTTGCCATTTCCCAAATCGTCAACGGTCGACCACGGGACCGGGACGATTCTGGCATCACGACCTGGGGGACTGATTGGAGCATGCCCATCTTGGCCGCCCAGGATAGCGCAGAACGCACGCAGCGAAGATTCGAGGCAACAGAGGCGTCTCGCAGCCCGGACGCACGCAGCGACGCAGCCCAGCGGCTTAGCACGCTGCTGGTGATCTCGCGGATAGACTTCGGCGAACCGATGTCCCGCTCAAATCGGCTCATCGCGTAGTCGAAGTTTTCGGCCGTGGATTCGCGTTTGGTCGCTAGGTGCTCGCGAGCGAACCGCTCCCGGAACTTGGTCCATGAAATTCCATCAACCGCGCCCTCGGCCATGAGCTGGGCCTCGAGCTTGACGGCGGCCCGTTCCGCTTCTCGTCGACTGGTCGTGTCCAAAAACTTCCGTCGCCTGCGACCGGACAGCGGTTCAGTCCAGGAAAGGACCAGGCCACGGCGCGAGGCGTCGGTCTGGATGTGAACGCGGATCATTGGGCCTTGCGTTCCTCGTACGATTCCTGCGCCCCGTCCGATGCGTCGAGCCACTCCTGAAACGTGGGCTCACGCACCGGCCGCGGCTCAGGCTCTCGGCATTCGGCCAGGAGGACAATCAGCCAAGCGATTCGCATGTGATCACCTCTCCATCATCGGACAGCACCGCCAGGCGAAACTCGCCCATGTCGGTGGTTTGGTGTTTGTTCAAGTACCGCACTAGTCGCTGGCGGTCTGGGATCGTCGGACCGTAGTTCGTTTTCAGCAACTCCTGCAAGTCGCAACCGTGGTAAATACCGATCCGCAGTGGCGTCTCGCGAAACCAGTCGGCCATCGACCGGTGGTACACGCTCCGCAACTGCCCCTGATCCAGATCACGGACTCGGAGTAAGTACCGCGAGCGACGCGTCATTGGCCGGCGCAGAAACTCGGCCACGGAAATTGGATCGCTGGCAAGATCCCTAATCTTCAAAATCTCGAATCGACGCGGTTCCCACCTTGGGAACTCCACTGAAACGTGGGTCGTGAACGGGTAGTAGGTGTCGAGAAAAGAGGGTAGGCAAAGATTGTTTGGCCGCATTATTTGTGCTCCAGGAAAATGGTTTCCGTCCGTGTTTGTTTAACTCCTGCGACCAGTTTCCAGGCTTGATTGACTCGTTTGGTCAATTTTCGTTTTTCCCTTTGGATAAAGCGCCAACGGCGAACAAAACTATTCCAGTGAAGCATACAAAACCGCCAATAGTTTTCAGCGTCGACACGGTCGAATCATTAGCTACATCGATTGGTAAATTCAATTGCGTGACGACCAGCCCAACTAAAGCCAGAAGCAAACCGAACACCACAAAAAGGGCAGATTTTACGGTCATGTCTCCGAAACTCCTAATTTCAGGATTTGCGTTTTTTTGTTTTCTTGCTGTATTTAGCGATTTCACGGTCTCCTTGATCTTCGCTTTTTGCTTGAGATTCTAGCAATCCGTGCAACGCGTCGTCAGTAATTCTCGGACGGCCGGCAATTTTCTTGGACGCTAAAATTCCTCGCTCAATCGCTTGATTTTCCGAAAGATGACCATCGCGAATATTTCGGCGTATTCTTTGAAAGCACTTTCGATGCACTCCGCGAAGATGATCTGCTCCGTCCAATGGCTTACCACAATTCAAGCAAATGCCCTTTGAAAGCAATTGTTTTGCTTCCTCTGGCATGTCCGATTCTCCACTGTCGATTGCCGCCAAAACTTCCTGAAGGATTGCAATGGCCGCTTTTATTTGTTCTCGCATATACGCATTTTGAAAATATTTTCCACAAACGCAAGTCCTTAAATGCCAATACTTTACGAGTTTTTTAGCTGTTTCAAGCTATCAAAATCCGTATGATACCTATTTCCATACGTCGAATGAGCCGATAGAATACTTCAAGGGCAATGACACATGGATGGTTTCAGTTCTTTTGAACGTGAGGTTGTCCAGTGCATATTTTCATTAGAGGGAATGTCATGGCAAAGATTTCAGCAAAGGGATTAAAGCGGCTGAAACACTGCGCGATTAATGGTCTTTGCACCGTATGTCTAGAAAAACTGTCGCCTGGAGATTTGGTGCGACGTGGTGCTCACTCATCCTGTTACCAAAGGGTTTTGAGGATGATTCGAACCGGAAATTATGACGCAAAAAAGGTCGTTGAAGATGGCGTGTTGCGTGAGCAAAACCAAGCGGGCCGACCGGCCAAGATTGTCGCCGAACTGCCGGAGGCGATTAAATGAACCTCGACCTAATCTCAATCGTTCGCTTGACCGGCAACGACTTCATTGACGTTGCGATCCTGCAATTGGCGGCTGTCGCGATCGCTTTCGTTTACGCGGAGATTTTGACGCGGAGGGCACAGCGATGATTCAGGCGGACGCGATGTACACGACCGGCGATTTGCGGCGAATCGGCTTGGGCACAACGATGCTTGGCCGGGCTCGCAGGGCTGGAGTCAGTGCCGTGCGAGTCGGCAAGTCTGATTGGTACTACGGGCGAGACCTGATCGCCTGGATGAAGGACATGGACCGCAGCGCAAGTGATTGCGAAGTGGCAGCGGTTGCCACGGCGGGAACGGATTCGGGGCATGATGCCCCATTTTTCAAGGAGTGATGGAAGTGTTGATTCTGAAAAGGAATGTGGACGAGCGAGTGATTGTCGAGATTGGAGGACAGCAGGTCGAGGTGATGGTGACGGCAGTAGGTCATGGGGTCGTTAGCCTGGGGTTTGCCGCCCCGAAATCGGTCACGATCCACCGTGAGGAAGTGTATCGCGAGATACACGAGAAGAAACAAACGGACGTTCCGTTTGAAGCCTAACAAAAAGGGCCTGCCGGTGAGAACGGTCAGGCCCGAAACCAAAGGGAACAAAATGAGTATTGCAGTTGAAAACGAAAAGTCAATCACGCTCGATCACGTTGGCCCGATCGAGCACCTTGAGATCCCAATCCCAGCAGGTGGCGGAGTCGTTGTGCTCCGCGGTGAATGCGGCCAAGGCAAGAGTCACGCGATCAAGAGCGTCGCGGCCCTGCGAGACAATGGCGCACGCAACGAGCTGCGACCGACCGACGGTTGGCCAAGCGGCACCATTGAGGGCCTGGGTGTGACCGTACGGCTGGGTCGTCGCAATACGGCTCGCGGGGAGTTGGTCTGCGAGTCGCTCGATTCCGGCGTTGATCCGTCGGTCCTAGTCGATCCAGGCCTCAAGGATCCAATCAAGGCGGACAGCAAGCGACTGGCGACACTGGTGCAGCTTGCAGCGATCCAAGTACCGACCGAGCGATGGGTGCAGCAGTGCGACCGGTTCGCGGATTCGATCGCGGTCAAGGATCTGGTCTCGGACAACCCAGTCGAGACGGCTGATCGGATTCGAAGGCGGTTGCATGAGTTCGCGCTGAGCCAGGAGAAGATCGGCGAGTCGCAAGTGGGCGAAGCTGCGACGTTGGCCAAGAGCGTGGCGGATGTGGATGTGAAAGCCGACTGCGATCCGGTGGCACAAGCGGCGATCATCGACGCGGCTAATACAGCGCTGGCCGAGGCCAAGGCCAAGCAAGCGGCGTTTGCATCTGCTGCCCAGGCGTACAGTGCTGCCAAGGCGAAGTTGGCGGACACGAAGGCTGGACTCAAGAGCGTGGTGGAGTGCGAAGGTCACTTGGCACTGGCGATTGTGACGCACGAAAGGGCTTGGTCGGAACTGTCGTCTGTGTCAAGCCAGTTGCAATCTCTTGAGCGTCAAGTCGAGGCAATGCGGGGTATCGTGCAATCCGCCAAGACTGAAGCTGATCGCAAAGCTGAAGCGATCAAAGATGCTGAGCACAATCTGCAAACCGCTCGCTCTCAACACGCGGACATCGCCGATCTCGAAAAACTCGTCCGCGCTCAACTCCCGGATCACGTCCCGGACGAAGTGATCGCGGATCTATTTGCCAGACGGTCTCAAGCCCTCGAAGCGGCCAAACAAGGGGAGGTCGTTCGTCGTGCGAAAGAGACGCTGGCCAAGGCCGAGGCTCTGGCCGCCAAAGGCAATGCCACTCTGGCCGAGGCCGAAGCGATCCGCACGATCGCACGCTCTACCGATCAAGTGCTCGAGCAAGCTCTGGTCGATGCCGGCTATGACACGATCCGAGTGCTCGACGGTCGTCTGTGTGTCATTAGCGAACGAGGACACGAGCCAGTGTCGGAGCTGTCTACAGGCGAGCGTTGGGAGCTGGCCCTGGACATTGCCGCGCGGTCTCTGCCGTCGGGTGGTTTGTTGTCCGTGCATCAAGAGGGATGGCAAGCTCTGGATCCGTCGCTGCGGTCTCGAGTGGCTGGGATGGCGAAGGCTCGTGGGCTTGTGATCATTACGGCAGAGGTTGGTGTTGGGGCTCTGCGGGCGGAGGTGCTGTGATGAATTCAGAGCGTGAGTTCGGGACGCTGATAGCGGACGAGTTCTACCGCGAAATGGAAGAAAAACGGATGCGAGTCTGTGGCCATTGGCTGTTTAGCGATGACTCACGTGCTGGGTTTGTCGTTCGGCTTGCTGAGCTACTTGGAGTCAAGACTGATGGAATGGTGGATACGCCTTCGGTGCCCCAAATGGATGGACGAACAGGCATCGTTTCGGTGCCTGAAAATCTTCCTCAAAGGGGCGCTGCGGAAGTGGGGTTTTCAATGCGAGGACATTCGTGATGTTGCAACAAATGAGCTTGTTCGGCGACCTGACCCAGCGGACGAATCAATACGGGCACCCGCTGGAGGATCAGCCGATCGCACGGGAGACGGACCCAAACCCAAGCCACGTCGCAGCCGCTCAGGTTCGGTGCGGGCTAAGCCAAATGCAGGCAACGTTCGTCGGGATCCTGCGGGCATCGACCAGCCCAATGACAGCGGCGGAAGTAGCAGCTGCGGCGTTCCCGGATCTGGATGAGCCGTATGCGATGTGCAAGCGCGAGACGCTGCGCAAGCGAGCCAGTGAGCTGGTCAAGCGTGGGTGGATCAGGATCGTTGGTGAGCGGGTGTGTGCGGTGAACGGCAACCTAGCGAGTGTTTATGAGGTGGTGCAGTGAGTGAGACAACAAAATTAGAGGGCAGCGCCGAGACGTTTGGGATTTGTTTGCTGTTTGTGGATGTCGTGCAGCGATTTGGATGGATTCACGGCGAACCGTTGCCAAAGCGAGTCCTAAGTGTCGGCGACGCCAATAAAGGCTGGGGCATGGAGCTAAATCCAACCAATGAGCAGCTAGATGATGTTCCGCCATTTACAGCAACTATCACCTGGAATGGATGGCCCGCTGGTTCGTTGGAGGCGTCGGGCGGTTGGATTTGTGCGGGCGAACTTGCCAACGAATCTACCTTTCGTGAGTGGCTTGGTGGAATGAAAAAAGGGGTGAGCGAGGTGACGCCATGAAAGAGCGACCTATCTTGTTTAAAGGCGCGATGGTGCGGGCGATTCTGGATGGCAATAAGACCCAGACGCGGCGGATCATCGAATGCATCTGTAATTCGTGGCATATCGACCGTGTTCTTGGGGACTGGGGACTGTCAGTTCCTCCGCATAAATGGGACGGAAGCGATCCTGAACCACTCTGGAGATGGACTGGAAAAAAACAACCAAAAGCCGGGGACTGGGTTGAGGTTTTTCAGACCGAAGTAGACGACCACCGAGGCGGTCCAATTTCCTGTCCGTTCGGCACAGTTGGCGACCGACTTTGGGTACGGGAGACTTGGCAGTTTTGCGATTACGACGGGCCTGGTGGATACCCGAAAACAGACATCGTTTACCGCGCTGATGGCGAAACAGACGACAAGCGGCACGGTTGGGTTCCCTCAATCCACATGCCACGATGGGCGTCTCGAATCACGTTGGAGGTAACTGGCGTTCGAGTGGAGAGGTTGAACGAGATTAGTGAGTCGGACGCAATAAGTGAAGGCGTCACACTACCAAATCCAGAATTGGAGACGTATTACAGCGGATTCAAGCGATTGTGGCAATCAATCAACGGACCCAGTTCTTGGTCACTGAATCCGTGGGTTTGGGTGATCAAATTTAAGAGGGTGACACCATGAACGCAACCTGCGAAGACCCGATCTATGTCCGCTGGCTAATCCGCCGCGATATGCCCGAAGTGCTGGCGATCGAGAACGAGCTACCAAGCCCGGCCACAGAGAAGGAGATCATCGATTGTATTCGCCAGCGAACGATGATCGGAATGGTTGTCGAGTACGAGGGCGTTGTCGTCGGCTACATGATTTATGAACTGCTGAAAGAAAAACTTCGAATCCATCAACTGGCGGTCGCTAAGTCGCATCGTCGCAAGGGCTGCGGAACGGCCCTGGTCCAAAAGATCGCTCGCAAGTTGGGCGACAAAAATCGGACTTCGATCGACATCCAGGTTTCGGACGGCAACTTTGAGCTGATCGGGTTTCTGAAGTCGCTGGGGTTCTTCATCACCAGCATGGCAGGCCGATCGTTTTGGATGCAGTTTACTAGCGAAAAACGGCTGAAGGTCAGTTTGAAAAACAGGATTAAAGGGTAACAAAATGGTCCATCTTCCACCAGATCCGCATATCTTAGCATCGTTCGCCAACGCTAATCTACCCTGGTGGAAGGCACTGGCCGAATTGGTCGATAACTCGCTTGATGCTGGCGCAACTAGGGTCGTCATTGATGTTACTGGTCGCGTCGTTACTGTCAGCGATGACGGTCTTGGGTGCGAGGATATCACGGCTGTTTTCAAGCTCGGTGAGCACAAGCGGCGCAAGAGTTCCAAGCGAAGCCTGGGGAGGTATGGGATTGGAGCAAAAGACGCATGGCTATCGTGTGCCGATACGATGGAGGTTACGTCGTTTCGCGGCAACACCAAGACGACGATGCGGGTCAATTACACAGATTGGATGCAGAATAACTGGAATGTTTCTGACCCGATTGTGGAGCCTCATAGCGGGCCATCGGGCACCGTGATCAGGCTTCCACTGCGGCCTGGGAAGAAGTCGCCTGCGGAGGAAGCGTTTAGATCAATTGCGTTTGCCTTTACGCCAGCGATCAGCAGCGGCATACAGATTGTGCGGCAATCAGGCACCATTAAAAAAACTCTGGTTCCCGTCACAATGCCATTAAGAAACGACGTTGTGCAGGCTGAGTTTGACATCGATGGAAAGTCGGTAGCAATCGACATCGGGATTTTGCCAGATGGCGTCTCACTTGAGCGCGGCCCATTCTGGTTGATCTATGGCCACAGAATTATCGACGTGAGTTCCATAGGGGCAGGCCAATACAGCGTGCGGCGGGTGGCTGGAACGATAACTATTGGTGATGGCTGGGGATTATCAAAAAACAAAGACGATTTGACAGACAACCTGGATCGCTTGGCAGATGCAATTTTTGTTCGGATCGAGCATGTCTTAAAAAAAGCAGATCAGTTGGCCGAAACAATTGAATCGGCAATGCTGAAAAATGAAATTCAAGACATGATCAACTCGGCAGCGGCAGACGCGAACGGAAAAACAAAGGCGAAGCGTGGTCCGGGATCAAGCAGCGGAACTGTCCAGCCGAAACTGACAGACAGAAATCATAAGGCATGCGCTACTCAACCCGGGGATGGGTCGATTGATGGGTCAAGTGCAGGCCAAGGCAGTGGCCGAAAAACTGGTTACACGATGGATTGGGCAAATCTAGATCCAGCGATTATTGGCAAGTTCGATCCTTCTGGGATGCGGGTTTATCTGAACCTGGATAATGGATTGATTGCATCTGCAAAAGATCAGTCTAACCGTGCTGCACTTGCGGCATGTGCAGTGGCTTTAATCGCTGACCATTGTTGCCGGCATGACGATAAAGGCCAGAAGTTTTTGAGGTTTTCATTTGATGATTTCCCTCAAGCGATGGGAACGTTGGTGAAGGATTACAAAGAGGAGAAGCAAAATGCTAAAGCAGCGGTTTGAGGTGCACCCAGTCGCGTCGATCTTTCCGATGATGAGCGATCAGGAATACGAGGGGCTCAAGAAAGACATTGCCGAGAACGGCCAACGAGAGCCAATCGTTTTTTGGTGTGACAAGTTGATTGACGGCCGAAATCGGTTGAAGGCTTGTGAAGAGCTTGGTCGGGAACCGGATGTTTGTGAGCTTGACGAAGATCAAGACCCAGTGAAGTACGTCATCAGCCACAACTTGCATCGTCGGCATCTTGATGAGTCCCAACGAGCGATGGTTGGGGCACGGTTGCGTAAGGTGTTCGATGACGAAGCGAAAGAGCGAAAGAAGCGGAAGCCTGAATCTGTTCCGGCCAATTGTCCGGAACAAAACAAAGGTGACTCTCGCGACAAAGCAGGCGAATCCGTGGCAGTCTCTGGCAAGTCAATTGATCGAGCCACCACAGTGCTAACTGAAGGCACGCCCGAACTGGCCGAAATGGTTGACCGTGGCGAGGTCAAGGTCAGTAAGGCCGCGACATTGGTCAAGAAAGTTGCGAGCAAGGAAAAGCAAACCGAGATCGTGAAGAAAGGCCCTGCTGCGATCAAGGAAGCCACGAAGCCCGAACCTCGCCGCGACACCCTCGCAATTCTCAAGAAGCAAATCGCCGAGCTAGACGACGCCCCAGCCTACGAGCTGTACCGTTGGCAGCGGAGCCAAATGGCCAGTGCTGAGGCGGAAGGCTATCTGACTGACGGCGGACCTGAGTTGATCAGCGACGACATCGAGCTACTGGCCTCGATGATCGAGTCGGACAACATGCTCGGGATCATGTGGCATTTGATCCGCGCGGTGGAGCCGTCCAAGGCCAATCTGATTTACGAGTTTCTGCAAGAGATGGAGGACCGAGAGTGAAAGCGAGCAGCATGGATAGCGACTGGAAAAACGAGGGCAATGGCGTTGGGATCTTGTGGGCGTTGGTGGTGTCGATCGGGGTTTGGTATCTCATTTGGAGGGCTTTTTGATTATGGCGTGGAAAGAAATTGCACCGCTGAAGCAAGTGCGAAACCCGAATTGTGTTCGCTTCTATTTCGTGCAAGAGCGGAAGAAAGAACGGGTCAATGTGATGATCGGTAAGAACTGTTTGGCCGCGGCCAAGCTGAAGGTCGGCGATCGCGTGGATGTGGTGTGGGACGACGAAAAAAGTTTACTGGGGTTTCGCAAGTCGGACACGGGGCGAACGATCAGCGGGAAGACGGGCAGCGGGTGGGTGATGTTTGATCGCTTGCAAGGGCGGCCAGGTAAGGCGATGGCGTCGATGTTGGGCAAGATGATCGACGCGAAGGCGGATAGGGGCTTGTTGGTTATCGAGTGTGCGGAGTACCTGAAGTGAATGCGATTGTCCCAATTACAAAACCAGCGTGGCCCTGCCAAGTCGAGCAGCACGAAACCGAAGCGGAGTGGCTCGAAGCCCGCAAGACTGGCATCGGTGCCTCGGAGGTGGCCAGCGTGTTCGGCTGCGGATACGCCAACACTTCACCGATCACGGTCTGGGCCGCGAAAACGGGCGGGCCTCGGATGGAGTTCGATCAAGCCACGATCCGCCGCATGAATCGCGGACACAAGCTGGAGCCGGTCATCGCTTCGGAGTTCACCGAAGAGACAGGGCTGGAGTGCTACGATCCTGGCCCGTACACGATCTACCGCAGCAATAAGGTGCCGTGGCTGTTTGCGACGCTGGACCGCTGGTGTGTCGATCCAGATTTCGGCGCGATCCCGGTTGAACTCAAGGCGGTTCACGGTCGATTCCGCAACGACTGGGACGAACAAGACGAGCCACCGCTCAAATACATGGTCCAGTGTCAAACGCAGATGGCGGTGACGGGCGCGAAGGCTTGCTACCTTGTCGGCCTGATCGGCGGCGACGAGATCGCGGTTCGCCTGATTGAGCGGAACGACCGCTTCATCGAGGCGATGTTGGCCAAGCTCACTGGCTTCTGGGGCTATGTCGTCAATCGCTTGATGCCGCCAGTGGATGAAAGCGAAGCGACCAAGGCGATGTTGGGAATGATCTACCCGAAGGACACTGGGGCAGAGGTCTCGCTTCCGATCGACTTCATCGAGTTGGATCGCGAGCTGCTGCAACTGAAGGAGCAACGAAAGACCATCGAGACACGGATCGATGGAATCGAGAACTTGATCAAGGCCGAGCTGAAGACCGCGACGCGCGGTTGCCTGCCGGTCGGATCATACAGCTGGAAGGCTCAGACTCGCACGGCTATCGACGCCGAGTTGCTGCGGGCAGAGTTTCCAGAAGTGGCTGAGCGGTGTAGCAAGGTCACGGAGTTTCGCGTTTTGAGGCGTTCAAGCAAATAGAGGATTTTATGAGTACGACAGTAGCAGAATCAAACAACAAGAAGCCAGCAACCATTCGCCAACAACTGGAGTCGGATGCGTTCAAGAATTCGATCTCGAAGATCTTGCCAAAACATGTGACACCTGAGCGTATGGCGAGGGTCGCTGTGACCGCATTGACTCGGACGCCAATGCTGGCCGAGTGCGACCAAGGATCGTTCTTCCGCTGCATGCTGGACCTTTCCCAATGGGGACTCGAACCAGACGGACGGCGGGCGCACTTGATCCCGTTTCGCAATAATCAAAAGGGGATTGTCGAGTGCCAATTGATCATCGACTACAAGGGCCTTGTTGAGCTGTGTTATCGCTCTGGGGTCGTGGCGAACATCCACGCGGATATCGTCTGCGAGAACGATGTGTTCGGTTACGACAGGGGTGAGTTGGTTGAGCATAAGATCGATTTCAAGCAGCCTCGGGGAAAGATGTACGCAGCCTACTGTTTGGTTCGAATGAAGGACGGCACTGAGAAGTGCGAGGTTCTGACCCGAGAAGAAGTCGACGCGATCAGGGCCAGAAGTAAAGCGGGAAAGTCTGGACCGTGGGTGACAGACTACAACGAGATGGCCAAGAAGACGGCGTTTCGTCGAGTGTCGAAGTGGATCCCATTATCCGCCGAGATTCGTGACGCCATTCACGCAGATGACGACACGATCGATGGCGAGGTTCTTCGGCCATCGAAACCGAAGCTCGGTCTCGACGATCTAACCGACCGCTTGATCGGAACGCCGAAAGACGAAGAGCCAACGATCGAGACACCATTGATCGACCTGACCGCTTTCCGCGCGGACCTGGCAGCTGCAAAGACGCCGGCCGATGTGGACCAACTGCTCAAGTTCGCGCTCCCCGATGGGCTCGACATCGACACCGAGGCGATGCTGCGGGATCTGGCAGCTGAGCGTAAGGGACAGTTGGTTTAGGAAAACGCGGCGTCCAACCATCCGCGTTACAAATTGGTTGGCAGGCCCGACGACCCTTGGCCAGTAATGATGGGTCGGTGGATCGGCGGCGTGCGTACCTCGAAGCCAGGCTCAAGTCTGCGTAGGTGCGGCAGGTTCGATTCCTGCCCGATCTGTTTGGAACGCTAATGTTCAATCGGTCGCGACGAGTGATCACAACTTTGCCAATCGACGTTGCCGCGACTCGATTGCAACATTTTGTTATCGCGGCTTTGGATGCAAGATATGGACTACGAGACATTGACAGCGGAAGCGAAACACTCAGCAGCGATCGAGGCCCAAGAAATGAATCTTGTTGCGACGCTTCGGCCTCGCATCTTCATTGACGGCAATATGTGGTGTGTGCTGTTTGGTGAGGATTTGCAAAACGGTATCGCAGGCTTTGGCGAGACACCACGGCTAGCGGTTTACGATTTCAATAAGGCGTGGGACAAGTCCCGATAACAATTTATACAAGTTCGTCGCGCAGTGAAATATTTTGGAGCGCAGTTTTAACATGGGAAACGAGCCGACACTCAAGCAACAAATGCTGCATCGGATCAGGGCCACTGGGAAGTCCGAGGCGACGTTCAAAACCGTTCGACCAGGCGCGGCGTAAGCTCGGATAAGACAGGTTAGCAACAGGCCAATGGCCACGGACTAGGGCAATAGGAAAGGGATTGGGATGGCAAGGATTCGCGATAGTACCGTCTATCGAATTGCGAAATGGGACGAGGTGTTCGAACGCGCGGAGTCCAGGAAACTAAAGGCATTGACTTGGGTTTCGGTGCCAACTTCGTTCAATTCGAACGGATACCAATGCATGCTCGACGAGTTCCAGGATACTGCTCCTGCGATCTACGGCGCTTGGTGTGCCCTGGTGGCTATTGCTGCCTCCTGTACCGTCAGGGGAACGCTATGCAACAGCCGAGGTAATCCACTTCCAACAACCCATCTTGCTCGCATCTCTGGATTTCCTCGCCCGATTTTTGATCAACTGATTGATTGGGCGTCCCGAACTGAAATCGGCTGGCTGGTACCGTCCACCAACGATGAAATCAGTGAAAAACTCCGAGAAAATGGCACTTCGGGGGATCGTCGGGGGATCGTCGGGGGATCGTCGGGGGATTCCCCCGACTACCAGACCAGACCAGACCAGACAGAACCAGACCTAACCCAACCTAACCCAACCCAACCAGACAAGACCGGTGCCGGTCTGTCGTCGGTCGTTGGTGGTGGGGGCGTTGGTTCGGATTGTCGGTCGCTGACGGAAGCTGAATTGCTCAGGGTCGATTCCGAATCGGTCAATGCGTTTGGCGGTCGGTTGAGCGACACGTTGCTTGGATTTGGCTTGGACCAGCGATCGATTGGCAGGACGGCACGAATGGCTCTTGCCGCTGGAGTCCGCTCTGCGGTTCTGGAGACCGCGAGGGCAGCAAAAGCTCCAAGTGTCAGAAGTCCAAAGCGGTACTGGGATGCGGCGATCAAGAAAATCTTTGCCGAGGCGGGCTTCGACTTTGCCGCATCGATGAAGGTCTTGCAGGAAATCGCAGATCGAAAGGCAGCTACCGCATGAGACTCACCATCAGCCAACACGCCTTGGATCGGTACCGAGAACGGTTCTCGCTGCGGAATGCGTCAGACGCGAGCCTGATCGATCGGTTACGCTCGGCCTGGCGGCACGGTGACTCGATGCATCGCGACGGGCCAGCGGTTGTCCGAGAGTTCTTTGAGCACGGATCGATCGCGGAATGGAGACACTACCGGGGCGTGATCATGATCGTTAGCTTCGATGTCATGATCACCGTGGTGCGGTACAACAAAAACCACAAGCCGATGCTTCGCAGACGCGGCAAAAACCAGCATCAAAAAAGGCGGCGAGCGTGAATGCGATACTCAAAGAACGGGTTCGGATCGCACTGGCACGGGTGGAGATCGCCCTCGGATACGACGTGAATGCTCATGACCTGAAGCACCAGCCGGAATACGATCGGGCTATTCGGATCATCGAATCGCTTCGCGAAGAATCCAGCGAGGAAGAAACACCGTTGGAGCTGCTTGATCTTCCGACCGCGATCTGCGGGTACTTGTACACAGCTGGGGTGATGTCCGTCGAGCAGCTCGTGATGATGACCGATTCGCAGTTGATGCAGATCGATCAGATCCGAGCAGGTAGGCTTCGTGAGATCGATCACTATTTGCAGCGTGCTGGTTTACGTCGCGGCTGAGGCCGTAGATTTTGCGCGTAACGAGCGCCGGCTTGTTCCTGCTCTGTGGAGAGGGGTTAATTGTTTCGCGGCGTCCTGCGCAATCCTAGAGGTTTTGGCGCGGTGGTTGGTTGACGCAAAAAACGTGATTGACATTCGCGAGTTCGAAAGTCTAGGCTTCTGTGCGGCAATTTTTGGCGACAGTATTTCCCGATATTGGAGTTTTGTGATGGGTGTGAAGCGTGGTCGGATTTTGTTAATCGCTGTGGCGATGTTTTCGTTGATCTCGTTCGAGTCATCGGAAGCGCAATTGTTTCGCCGACCGTTGTTTCAGCGTCAGGCCTCGATTTGCAACGGGCCAGCTTGCGTGCCTACGACCAGTCAATCGATCCAGGTGGTCGACGATTGCCCTCCACTGGTCGTCCAAAGCAATCTTTCGCCAGACGAACTGAAAGATTTTGAGCCGGTTTCCGAGACCAACGCTCAGTGGTTCCGCAGTGCCGCGCGGATGATCGCCGGCAATAGTTGCGGGTCCGGATCAGTCGTTGGATTCATGGATGAGTCGACACTTTTGATCACCAATGCTCACGTTGTTGGGACCAGGCCAGGAAGTGCCGCAACCGTCAGGATGATGGTCAACGGCGAGGAAAAGCAGTACACCGGCACGATCGTGATGGCGGCGTACTCGGACAAGGTTTTAGCTGACTGGGCGATTGTCAGGGTGCCGGGCAAGATCCCGGTAGAACCGAGGAAACTCAGCAAAGAGAAACCAGAAGGCGACCACGTTACCGTTGGTTCGCCTCGATGCGTGTGGCCGTTGGTGTATTCGGCTCTCAAAACCGTCGACGCTTCGAACAACTCGGCATTGTGGCGATGGACGCCAAACGCGATCGGTGGTCAATCTGGCTCAGGCGTGTGGAGCGCCGAAGACGGCAACCAAGACGGCTTGTTGACTTGGTCGTGGGGAGGGTACGGCGCGGGCCAACAAACTTGGTGGATCTATCAACAGGCCAAGCAGCGTAACATCGTTGGCGAACTGCGGCCGGCCGGGCTGGCGGAACTATCGCCACGGTCCAAGGATGTAATTGTCGAGGAAGGGTTTTTTGTGCAGGCAAATATCGGTGAATTGCCAATTTGGGCCGAAGATTCTACCGACCCAGTTGATCCAGTTGACCCAACGGACCCGCCTGTCTGCCCGGCCATCAGTCCCGAAAATGCAAAGAAGCTCAAGGAAGCGCTGAAACTGATCGAGCAGATCCTACAGACGGCGGGCTAGTTTGTTTCGGGGCGTTTTCTGAAAGGTTGTTTGTCATGCGAAATTTGATCTTGATCGTTTGTCTGTTGTTCGTTGGTTGCTTCGCTGCCAACGAGGCTCAAGGCCAAGTGCAATGGAATCCCCAATGTGCGTTGGAATCAGCCCAGAAGTTCGCGGCCTGCCGGGCCTCGGGCGGCGGAAACTTCGGCTGTTTGGTGACGGCTGGGTTCCATTATTGGCAGTGCAGCGGCTCGACGTTCGGAACTCGCGGTCCGGTTCGTGCGGCAATTGTCGGCCGTCGAGCCGTCAGGTTGTCTCGATAAATCGGCGTTGCTGAGTTGACGCTGTTTGGCGATCGGGCATGACGCTCGGTCGCTTTTTTCTACCTGGAAAATCGCATGTCGATGGTCACGATAACTTGGCAGCCAGGAGCGGTGAAAGGTCGATCGGTTCAGCAAACCGATAGGCTGATTACCGAGGCGTGCCAAATGTGGCAGCGAGTTTGTGGCGTGCAATTCCTGGTTGGCCCGTTCGGCCTGCCGTCGGCGATTACCATTTACCCGTACGCTGGTCAGATGGCTGGGGCGATGGTGGCCTACCCAGCAACCCGCCAGATTCTCTACAGCACGGTCCAGCAATATCCATCGGATCATTGGACTCGGGCAGCATTCGCTCATGAAATTGGTCATTGCTTCGGTTGGGTACACTCGGCAAGCAACCTGCCAGAGAACCTGATGCACTGGAAGGGATCGTCGGTGTTCTACCATGCGGCTGCCGAGGCCCAGAGAGCCCGATCACAATTCGGTCGACCATCAAGCAGATCGAAACCCTGGTCAATCACGTGGGTCCAACAAGAAATCGTTAGGCTCCGGCGGATCAAACCACTACCCACTGCATCGATCCAGACACGCGAAGCACAGCTTAAGCGATTGCAAGCGGAGTGGCGAGCGATCGACGGGATAACGCATGTGGCCTCGTCCCTGAAGGCAATTGGTGTCTGTGAGTGTTTCGGAACAGTTTCGAAGGTCGCAAGTCGAACAAACTGGACGCAAGTCTTTGAAGAACTGAGGGCCAGCGAATGAGTTGCCTAACACGATCGACGCCGATTCCAGCCAATCGCGGTAGCGGTGTCGAGTTTTCGTTTAACTGGAAAAATCCTGACGGAACAAACGCCAACTTGACTGGATGGACAGTGGATTTCCGTGACGAGTCAGCCGCGTTGACTAGCCTACTCGCAGTCGAAATCACAACGGCAGCCACCGGTTTGATCACTTGCACCATCGATTGGGATGAAGCTCTTGCGGTCGGTGTCGAATATGTGTTTCGGGTTTGGCTGACTCATGCTACCGCATTGCCTGAGTCAACAAATCTGTTTGTGGTGAGTTACGAATGATAACGACCGTTACCTACTACCGAAATCACGTAGAGGTGACGCGGAATGTTGTCGTTTCGGTGCCGACGCTGTCGTCCGGTAACCAGGTTAGCTACGAAAACGAAGCAGCGACCGCAGCTCCGGTACCGCATCGCGCGGAAATCGAAACGGCAGTAACTTACTCGGCGACGATGACAAAGCAGCGGTACCGAATCGATTTGGAAACGCCTGAGTTGCCGAACATTACGGTGGTTGACTTCTTTTTCCTGCGACCGGATGGAGTTTCTTTCTATCGTCGTCCCGATGGTACTTCGAGATATGTGAGAGCCTAATGCCTGATTTAATAGTATCAGCCGACGTAGATGCGATGATGGCCTCGGCGAATAACGCGGCGATTAGAACCTCTATTGGTGCTGGCGACGTTTCAAAAGTAGGGACACCAGTTAATAATCAGGTCGGTGTGTGGACTGGTAACGGAACGATAGAGGGCGATGCGAATCTTACCTTTGACACAACGACAGATACGCTTCGGACTGTGAATTTAGAAGCTACTGATGTTCGTATTTATGATGTTGCAGAAGATGCTTACGCGAGGATTGAAGCGTTAAACAATGGATTAGAGTTTTACAACGCACAAGGAACTTTAAGTTCAGTTACAAGTGGATTGACTGACCTCGCAAGAGTTGCAAATACTCAACCTCTCGACGCAACCCTGACCGCGTTTGCAGGTTTGACGATTGCGGCAAATTCGTTGACGGTTGGTACGGGTGCCGATGCGTTTAGCCAAACGAGCTTTGCGGCTAATACATTTCCCGCCAGAGCATCGACGGGCGATCTGGTTGCGAAGGCGATCACTGACTTCGGGTTGTCGCTGGTCGATGATGCGACTGCGGGCGACGCACGGACGACGCTGGGACTCGGCACACTTGCGACTCAGAGCGGGACGTTTAGCGGGACTTCAAGCGGGACGAATACCGGCGACCAAACAATAACACTAACTGGTGACGTAACGGGGTCAGGCACAGGATCATTTGTCGCGACGATTGCGAACGGTGCTGTTGATATTGCGATGCTCTCGGCAACCGGTACGCCGTCCGGTTCCACGTTTCTTCGGGGCGATAACACCTGGGCGACTCCTGCGGGATCAGGCGATGTCTCTAAGGTTGGGACGCCGGTCAACAATCAAGTCGGCGTGTGGACTGGCGACGGTACGATTGAAGGTGCTGCAAATTTCACTTATGACGGTTCCAATCTTCAAGTTACCGGCGACATTGGATCGACCGGAACACGGATAACCAAAGGCTGGTTTACCGATCTCCAAGTGACCAATGCAATTGCAGGATCGGTGACAGGCAACGCTGCGACAGTTACGACTAATGCGAATCTGACGGGGCATGTTACCAGCACGGGAAATGCGGCGGTGCTGGGATCATTCACCAAGGCACAGTTAAATACGGCAGTCAGTGATGGCGACGTTGTCTATTCAGGTGATGCACTTGGCACTCCGTCAAGTGGGACGTTGACAAACTGTACGGGATACGCGGCCGTAAACGTTACAGGCTTGGGCACAATCGCTACTCAAGCGGCGAATAACGTCTCAATCACTGGCGGATCGATTAGCGGAATCACGGATCTCGCGATCACAGATGGTGGTACTGGTCAAAGTAATGCACAGGACGCGATTAACGCCCTGACGCAAGTATCGGCCGCGACCAACGAGCACGTTCTGACGAAGGATACAGCGACCGGGAATGCGACTTGGAAAGCAGCTCCAAGTGGCGGCGGTGGCGGAGAGATTAACCTAGTTTTTATTTCAATGTTGATTTGAGGGAAATATGGCAGCAGCACCAACCTACGCAGCAAATCCGCGGTCAATTGATCGTGGTGCAGTATCGGCCGCGAATACAAACCGAGACGGTTCGGGAACGATTGTGAGTATTGCGACCGGTTCGGCAGCAGGCTTCAAAATCATGGAAGTCGTGGCACAAGCGACGGTCACAACCACAGCCGGTATGATTCGGCTTTTCATCTCAACGGACTCAGGTTCAACGTGGGATTTATTCGACGAGTTGCCGGTCGGAGCAACAGCCGTATCGGCGTCAGCCACAGCGTTTCGCGGCGTGAAAAATTACAACAATCTTGTTTTGACCGGAACAACAAATAGACTCGGAGCAAGTACCCACATTGCGGAAGCGTTTGAGGTTTACGCATTGGGGGCGGATCTGTAATGAACCGAGGAATCTTTAACTTTCCGCAACAGGTCAAAACTGAACAGTGGTTTTACGCTCAGGGTAATGCGGGAACTGCTTCAGCAACGAAAAATTGGCAGCAATGGGACAAACCCCAAGGCTGTCAATTTGTTTCAATCTTTTGCTTGGGTGCTGGCGGTGGTGGCGGCAACGGACATTCAGCAGCAGCAGCGGCAGCCCGTGGTGGTGGAGGTGGTGGCGGGTCTGGAGCGTTTGTACGGGCAACGTTTCTCGCGTCAATGCTTCCGAGTGTCCTATGGCTTCAAGTGCCGCGAGGTGGCAACACAGCCGGTGGTCGTGCAATCGTCGCGGTCGGCCGAGAAACAGCAGGGTCCACGATGTTGCTCATCTCAGGTGCCGCGGACGCAGGGGCGGGCGGCAACGGGACTGGAGCAGCGGCGGGAACACTTGGAGCAGCAAGCACGGTAGCAACAATCACGTCGGCTGGCCTGACGGCATGGGCGATCGATTGGCTTGCTCAGGCTGGAGCGGCAGGCGTGGCAGGCGGAGCACAAACCGGGGCAGTTGGCCAAAGCGTCACGCTTGCTATTCCGGTGAGTGGCGGAGCTGGAGGCGGTGGAGTTACCGCGACGGATCAGGCCGGTGGAGCGATCAACGGTATTGGAAATTACCAATTCGCACGCCCAACGATTGCAGGCGGTGCGGCTGGTTCTAATCCGGGTAGTGGTGGATTTTCAATGTTCGGTGGTGCGTTTTTACACACAGGGGGCAGTGGTGGAGGCTCATCGAATGCAGGTGTCGGTGGGGCAGGTGGACCCGGTGGGTATGGCTCGGGTGGTGGAGGTGGCGGTGGTGGTACGACAGGTGGGACAGGTGGTCCCGGTGGTGATGGGTTGATTATTGTTTCAACGTGGTGATACATGAGTCTCTACAGTTTAGTTGAAGCAGCAAATGAGATCACTCCGACAATCCAACTATGGACGCAGCGGAGTGCAGACACCACGCTTAACGCGATGGTGACCTGGAGCGACACGGAAGCGTATTACTACGATTTCCAAAAGGGTGGTGACGATGCAATTATTTTCGCTAACGCATGGCAACGGGACTACACATTACCCAGTGGTGTGATGACGCCAGCAGCAAGCGGAACAGCGACACAAGTAAAGACTGGCGCGATCCTCGAAGCGGCGTTGTCGATGAGGCTGGCTGGCACCTCGGATACGTATTACTTTTTTCCGGATCACGGAACGCCGACGTGCTTTTTGGTTGCTCGGAATTGGTGGCGTGATGGGGTCGAACTGACGGCCGTTGGGACTAATTACGTCAAATGCGAAAACACAGTGATTGATTCGCTCTATGACTGCATCCACCCGGACCAAGCTGACCCGTTGGCTCGGATGCGAATTATGCACACGATCACCAAGAGCCATGTGCAAGCCGATGTTGCGGTGGAGTTTAAGCGGTCGTGTCAGATCAGTGATGGGTACTCGATCATGACCGCGGCTTCTGGAATGACCTCGCCACGACTAGCGGCGGTCAGTGTCAATGCACCGGCTGAAGCAATGGCACTTACGGGGTCGAATCAAGCAGCTACAGGCCAAGGCGGTGTGACTGGTATCGCGATGGGCAAAAGCGGAGTCTCGACGGTTATTGTTGCGGATTGGCCGTCGATTGATCGTGTGTTGAACAACGAGGAATTTACGGACGCGAGTTTGTTTCAGTGGTTTATTGCGAGCACGAATAAGTTCTACAATCAGCCTTTCAACGACTGCCAGATCCCGATTGGTAGAACGTTCCGTTGGACGGGTCGCTGGCGGCTGGCTGAATGGGAGTCGATTCTGACATGATCGCGATTCGAACGCGCGTTTTTCGGTGTATCGAAATGAGACAGAAAAAAAACGAAAAAAGGGGGGTGGTTTTGGGTCCCTATCGCTTGACACGATTTCCTGCGGGCGGGAAATCAGCGTGAAATTTTGAGACACAGTCCGGCGCTTGTCAATTTTTTTTGGTGAGGTGGATAGAAAAACACAAAACGAGAAAACGACAAATGACGCGGGGAGGGGGAACGTGTGGACGATCGGATCCTGTTGGATAAAGCCAAGCAGCATGATGACCTGAGATTGATTCGGCGAGCGATGAAACAACGATGGGAAATACCGGACCGAACCCGAGCTTTGATCATGGATCGATTGGCTTGCATTCTAGAAGCTGGTGCGGACGACATCGCATTAAAGGCCATCAGCGAGCTACGACACATGGAGGCGCAAAATCAAAAAGATGAACACAAGTACGTCGAACTCAAGATACAGCAGCAGCACGCTCGATTGGATGCTATCGCTACCGAACTCGGAGTTGATCCGCGTCTTATCGTCGATGCGACCGAGGCGTCGGGTGGCAGTGTTGACCGACCTTCGGAGCCACCGGCCAAAGCAAAGGGACGAGCGAAACAAGGACGTCGAAAGAAAACGTGAGGCGCGATCGGAAGCGGCACGGGTTGAGATCCCGCCAGTGCTCGACCCGAAGCGCCGAGCCAAATGTCTGGCCGATCCGCGGCTGTTTTTGCGAACCTACTTTCCGTCGATCTTCTTTTCGCCATTCGCCGACCACCACTTGGCAATGATCGCAGCGATCGAAGAGCGGGCAAAGTACGGCGGCGACAAGTCGGTCGCAGGCCCACGCGGTGAAGGCAAGACACAAGTCGCCATCGGCATGACTGTCTGGGCACTGCTAGCCACCGACCGACGGTTCATTGTGCTGATCGCCAAGAACGGCAAGAAGGCCAGGTCGTTGTTTAAGCAGATCAAAGCTAAGTTCGACGATCCGGCGCGGTACCCACTCCTGGCTGGCGACTTTCCCGAGATCTCGATTCCGGTCGCAGCGCTGGCCGGTGCTCCACAGCGGGCGAGCAAGCAGCACGTTGATGGCGTGTTAACGCGGATCGAGTGGAGTGCGGACCGAATGAGACTACCCGCCACCCCTGGCAGCCACTACGGCGGCAAGCGAGTAATCTACTTCGGCATGGACTCGGCGATCCGTGGCGAGTCCGAAGAAGGTGACCGACCCGACTTGGCCATCATCGACGACCCCGAGACCCGCGAGGCCGCGTTCAGCGAGACCCAGCACTTTGAGATTGAGGAGATGATTGATCGCGATGTCGCCGGCTTGGCTGGACCAACCACAAAGCTCGCTCGTGTTGTGTTGACTACCGTGCAGAACAAGCGCTGCTACAGCTACCGCGTTACTAATCCCAAGGTCAAGCCACAATGGGACGGCGTCTGCTACGGAATGCTGAAGCAATGGCCAGAGCGGCGAGATCTGTGGGACGAGTACATTGCCGTCCGACAACAGGGGAAAGCCAGCGGCGACGTCTCTGGCCGCGAGGCCACCGCGTTCTATGTCGCCAACCAAGAGGAAATGAAGCGGGGTGCGTTGTTGACCAACCCTTACCGATTTGTTTCGGCACCAGGCCCAGACGGCCAACCGTTGGAGTTGGACGCCCTGCAAGCATTTTTCAACTTCGTGGCCGACTATGGCATGGCGTCGGCAATGTCCGAGCTGCAGAACGAGCCAGAGGACGACCAAGAAATTGCTTCGACGGTGATCACGCCTGGCGTGGTACAGAGGCGAGACAGCGGTTTGAGTCGCAACGAGGTTCCGCGAGTCGAAGGAGTGAAAATATTCGGCGGTTGTGACGTTGGTAAGTATGAGTCCTACTGGGTAAAGATCGCCGTCCACGGAAACGCCATCGTTCACGTTATCGACTATGGAGTGTCTCACACGTCACAAGAGATCAACGAAAAATCAGACCAAGAATCGATCGAGCGGGCTGTTCTACGATCGCTGCAACAGTGGCGAACGGAGATCATGGCCGAAAATCCGTTTGATTTCTGTTTGGTCGATTCTGGCACATTTACGAACGGCGTCTACGAATTTATTCGCCAGTCGGGTGGGATTCCATTTGCCGCAGCCAAGGGCCATGACACAAAACAGATGCGGTTCATCGGAGAGAATACCGACGCAAAGTTGCACTACGAAAACTGTCGAGCAGACTTTCAGGGGCGCGAGGTTGGGTTGTGGCTGTACAACTTCGATTCTGTGCAGTGGAAAAAGCAAGTTCATCAGCGATTTATTACATCGACGTTCAATGAGATTGGCCAGCATCAAGACGGCACGTTGTCGCTCTGGCATGATCAATCTAAGATGACGCACAAAACGTATTCACACCACATTTGTGCCGAAATCTGGGAAGAGCGTTTTATCGAAGGCAAAGGATTAGTTGGCAAATGGGTACCGAAATCAAAACGAAATCACTGGTTGGACGCAACAGCGATGGCACTGGCAGCCGCGGGAGTGTTCGGATTCCGAGTGTTGCCGAAGACGCAGCCGCAGGCGAAACCGATACGGACCGAGAACACCCAGAAGACCAGTCCACTAACCACACCACACGGCCGTCCGTTTTTGGCAACCGAACGAAATCGATAACGGTTCCACTGGCAGATGCCAATCTGGAAGGTTACTGCACGCGGATGATCAACGTCCGTTTGGATCGTCACCAGGGCATGGCGCTGAAGCGGCTTCGCCTCGGGCTAGAGAATGCTGGAGAAAAACTTGCGAACGGCAGCGAGGTGTCCGACAACTCCAAGGTGATCCGTTGGATATTGGAGCAACTAGCAAAAGTCGAAGTGTAGCAACAAAACAACTTTCTTTTTGTTGGCAATGATTAATCGCCGGCCGTCTATTATGCCGGAATGCCAACACCAGATTTGGAAACGATCGAGCAGGCGTTGCTTGACAATGCCGACTATGACGAAACCGGCAGCGTGACAAAGGCCAAGGCTTTTGTGACTGCGGCGAGGCGATGGCTGATTCTATCGCCACAATCATCGTCGAATCAGAATAGCAGCATGTCTTGGGACACTGCCACTATTCGCCAGATGCTGATCAGCGCAAATAACTTCATCGCCATCAACGCTGGCTCATCTGTTCGCCAACTGTCTGTCGGTACGGGGTGGCGTGGATGACTAAATACAAGACGCAATTCGCCCAGCGCAAGGCGGACATTAAAGCTGATTACGAAATGAGCCGCACTAGCCGGTTTGTTCGGCAGCGTCTCGGGACTGCCCCAATGGGCGGGTCGGCGGATTACCACTACCGCAGCGAATCCCAATACTACAACGACATGGAAAAGTGTCGCGACATGGACCGGAATGATTCCATCGTCGGGCAAACCATTGATCGTTCAGTGGCAAATGTTGTTCAGGATGGGTTCACGCTTGAGCCAAAGACAGGCGATTCCAAACTGGACCTGGATCTGTGGCAGCGATGGCAAGACTGGGCTGGAAATCCCGACCAGTGTGATATTTCTGGCGAAATGTGTTGGCACGATTTTGAGTTGAAAGGGTATCGGTCGCACTTGATCGACGGAGACGCCACGATCACGCTGACCACCGAGGGGACGTTGCAATTTCTGGAAGCTCACACAATCCAGACAACGACTAGCATGGAGAACACGTTTTGCGGTGTGACGATGGACCAATACCGCAAGCGTTTGAAATTTTGGGTTATGCAAGACGGTCTGACTCCAAGTAAACAAAAGGAAAAAGCCAAGCCAATCGACGTGCGCGACCCGAAGGGGCATCGCCAGATTTTCCAGATCTACAACCCTCGGCGAGCCAACCAAACCCGCGGAGTGTCAGCATTGGCACCGATTTTTTACATCACTGGCATGCTCGAGGACATCAACTTCGCCAAGGTGGTGCAGCAGCAAATGGTCAGTTGCTTTGCGGTGTTTCGCCAGCGAGCGGCCTCGAACTCGACTGACGGAACCCCGCCTTCGATGGCCGGTTATGGCGAATCTTCCACAGCGACCAGCGCGACCGGCCAAACGAAATACCTCGAGGGAATTGGACCTGGGATGGAGATCATTGGGGCAGCTGGCGAGCAGCTGATGATGGACTCGCCAAAGGTTCCAAATGCTGAGTATTTTCAGCAAGTGCGAATGTTGCTGCAAATTATCGGCGCGAACCTCGGTCTGCCATTGTGCTTGGTACTGATGGACGGCTCGGAGACCAATTTCAGCGGTTGGCGTGGTGCGGTGGACGAGGCCCGTAAGGGATTCCGCGCTAACCAGGCAATGCTCAAGAAGCGGCAGCATCGGCCCATCTATGAGGGCAAGGTCCGCCAGTGGATCGAAAAAGACAGGGCGCTCAAAAGAATTGCCGGCAAGCGAGGGATTAATATCCTCGGCCACGAATGGCACAGCCCTCAATGGAAGTACATCAACCCGCGTGAAGACTCGGAAGGCGATGCTGCTCGGATTCGCAATGGACAGACGAGTTATCGCCGACTTCACACCGACAACAGCACTGATTGGGAAACGATCGCCGAGGAACAGATCGCTGACACCGCATACGCGATTGTTCGAGCCAAAGCCAAGGCCAAGGAGATCAACGATGAGTTCAACGACGGTGCCCCGGTCAATTGGCGCGATTTGATCAACCTAGTGACGCCGTCCGGTGTGACCATGAATTTGCAAGATCCTGAGGTGCTGAAAACGCAGCAGGAAACAGCCAAGGAGCCCATCCAATGAAACAGATCGTCATCGATGGGATCATCGGCAAGGGCGAAGGCGAATACCCGGCGTCGCAAATGCGTGCCGAACTTGAGGCGGCTGATGGCGGTCCCATCCACGTCACAATCCACTCGGAGGGCGGGAGTGTATACGAGGGTAATGCGATCCACGACATGCTGGTGAGCTACCCTGGCCGCAAGACGGCCACGATTCAATCGATGGCGTTTTCAATTGCTTCGTTTATCGCCTTGGCGTTTGACGAGGTCGAAATCGCCCCCAACGGCTGGATGATGCTGCACAACCCTTACGTGATGGCTGAGGGGGATGGTAAGCATCTGGCAAAGGTGGCCAGCCAGATCGACGAGCTGCGAACCAAAATGGTTGACGGCTACGCCAAGCGAATGAAGGTAGATCCAGACCAGGTCGCGGCCATCATGGCAGATGAAACATTCCTGGACGCCGAAAAGGCTGTCAAACTTGGATTGGCGGATCGCGTGACCGCCAGCGGTTACACGTCATCACGCGAAGTTAAATCGTTGCACAAACTTCCGCACGGCGTAGTGCAGGCGTTGTTTGGCAATTCACCTGACTTGAATAAGGAACCCCAAATGAGTCAGACAGTCACGCGAGTTGCCGCGACGGCCAAAGCCATCAAGGCAGCATTTCCCAAGGCCAAATCCGACTTCGTTGTGAAGTGCATGGAAAAGGAAATGACCATTGAGGAAGTGAAAGACGAGTACCTGGAGGAAACCGAAGAAGAAATGGCGACCCTCCGCGCTCAGCTTGAGGAAATGCAAGCCAAGCTCAAGGCGATGGAAGAAAAGGAAATGGCCAAAAAGGCCAAGGCCGCTGAGGACGACAAAAAGCCAGAGGCCAAAAGCGGTGTCCAGCCGGTGGCCCAGGTGACGACCGCGACCCGTGGCTCTGCCCGCGCTGCTTGGATGGGTGCCGTCCAGGCGAAGATGCAAAGCGGTCTGCCTCGCGAAAAGGCGATGGCTTCGGTCGACCGTGAAACGCCGGAACTGCGCCAGGCGTACCTGGACGAAATGAACAGCTAAGCGGCAGTCGCTTTGCTTTTTTGCTTTACCAAAGTTTTTGAAATTGGAGAACTCAAACAATGAGTCAATATGTTGATGGAAATGAAAAGGCATTCACGGCGGACGAGGCAATTGCGTTGCATCTTCGCGTGAAGTTCGACTCGGATAGCCGAGTTACTCTTGCCGGTGCGACGGATGTCTCGATCGGGACGGCTGTCACTCCGGCATTCGCCGCCGCAGATGATATTACCGTTCGACTGCGAACCGCTGCGGGTACTCGCAAGATGGTTGCCAGTGAAGCGATCGCCGCAGGTGGTTTCGTTTACGCTGGGGCTTCTGGCAAGGTCGCTGCGGACGGTTCCGTTCTTGAAGGCGAAGCACTTGAAGCGGCATCCGCCGACGGCGACGTAATCGAAGTTATGACGATTGGTTCTGCCAGCGTCATGGGCGGTTACATCGCAGCGGCACAGCAAGCCCTGAGCGGTGCTGGTGCGGTCAATGTGACCACCTTCTACACCGCTTGGACAACGACCGGTGCAAATGCTGGAACGCTGGCCAACGGAACGTTCCCAGGCCAGTTGAAAAAGATCAAGCAGATCGTGGACGGCGGCGTAGGCACGTTGACACCAACCGCATTGACGGGCGGAACGACGATCGCTTTTGAAGATGCCGGCGACTACGCACTGCTGTTGTGGGACGGTGATAGCTGGGTTCCGATCGAACTTGGCAACGATGCGGACGGTGCGACCGCTCCCACTTTGGCTTAACACACTTTTGAAACGGAGAACAGATCATGGGACTTACCCAATCAACAAGTGCGGCAACCGTCCGATCGGACTTGGCCGCTTTCATGGAATTCGATCTCGAGATGGAAAAGATCGGATACGTTGCCACGCAGGTATTGCCGGTGATCGAAACCGGACTGCAAGCCGACAACCCTGGCAAGGTGCCATTGGAGTCACTGCTGTTCCAAGCAGATTCCAAACGCAACAGCGGCGGACGGTACAACCGGATCAGCGGCACGTTTGAGCGATGGACCTACGCAACCCAAGAAAACGGTATTGAAGAGCCGGTCGATGAACGCGACCTGCAACGTTACCGCGATCTGTTGTTGCTGGATCAAATCGCTTACGCTCGAGCTTTGGGCGTGGTGATGCGAAATCACGAGCAGCGAGTTGCTGCTGCTGTGTTCAACACCGGCACTTGGAATGGTGCGGCATTGACGACCGCAATCACCAATGAGTGGGACTCCAACCACAAGACGAACGCAGTTCCAATCGACGATGTCGAAGGTGCTGTTCGCAAGGTCTACGACGGATCTGGTTTGTGGTGCAACGCTTTGGTGATCAATCGCAAGGTTTTCAGAAATCTTCGCAACCTCGACCAAATCGTTGATCGGATCACGGCGTCCGGTGCCGGGAGTCCAGCAAAACCGTCAGACATCACTCCAGCGATGTTGGCGGCGGTGTTTGACTTGGACTACGTCATCGTGGCCGGTTCGTCAAAAAACAACGCAATCGAAGGACAAGCGGCTTCTCCGACTCAAATTTGGTCGGATGAGTACGCAATGGTTTGCCGCGTGGCTACCACCGCCGACATGCGAGAACCTTGCATCGGCCGGACCTTCCACTGGGCCGCTGATGGGTCGAGCATTGGCGGAACAGTCGAGGAATACTTCGAAGAGCAATCGCGCTCTCGGATCATTCGCGTTCGCCATGATACGGACGAGGTGATCATGTACCCGCAAGCTGGTCACTTGTTGTCCAACGTCACAACCTAGTGGTGACCAATGACGCTGTCACGCCATGATCGCCGTTTTGCCACCAATGCGTTCGTTCAATTGCTTTTGCAGTTTGGCGAACCGTTGGCGTACCAATCCAGGCCTGGTCAAGAGCGTGACATCGTCGGAATCGTAGATCGGGAACCGCCTGTCGTCTATGACGGCGGCGGCAACCCGATTTATGGCGACTACGTGATCCGTGTCCACAACTCGTCAACTCGCGGAATCCTGGACACTGAAGTCGACTACGGAAATCACTGCGTTAGCATCCGGTCGCGCCAGAGCGATGGTTCCTGTGTCGTTCTAAAAACAATCATCAGCAAAGAGTCGGAAGACAGTGGCGTACTGGTACTGAGGTTGCGATGAGCGAAATCATAGCCGAACAGATCGTCACCAAGGTGAAAGATCGCCTCGCAGAAATCAACGTGGCGGATGGCTACCAATTCACAACCCCCGAGGTCGTCCGTCCTTTGCGTTTCGTCAACAATCGATTTCAGAACTTGCAAATCCTAGTAACTATCTCGGAGATCGCAACCAATCAGTCGTTGAGCCATCCCGGCAACCCACCGGCGATTGCCAAGGACATGACGGTTATGTGCTCCTGCTATGGCATGGTATCGAAAACAGATAAAAACCCGGCGGACTACTGGCGGAACCGGATCTTTGGGGCAATGTCGAAGGCGATCACAACCGGGGTGGCTTGGTGGCAATGGGGCGGTCTAGCGATCAACACGATGGTCGGCAACCCGATTTATCGAGCCGAAGACGGTGGGGCCAACGTCGGCGTGCAGCTGCCGGTGATTATCACGTTTCGCACCGATGAAGACGACCCTTTTCAGGTGAGGGCGTGACATGGAGCTGAAAGTCGAATATCGCGGGATTGACGCTGTCCGGGCGCAGCTATTGGACCTTAGCAACAATATGCCGAAAGAGATTGCGATTGCGGGGACCGAGACGGCTAAGAAGGCCAGAAAGATGATTGCCAGAAAATTGGCAACGGTCATCCGTCAGCCGATCAAAAACTTGCTGAAGGCCACCTACTACAAATCACGTAGCGATGGAGTATTGATTCGGATTCGCAGTTTCGAGATAGCCTTGCGGCGATTTAAGCCAACCCAAAACAAGCAAGGCGTAACTGTAGCAACCAGGCTTGGGGCTTTTAATGTATCGACGCTCAAGAAGCAACCCATAAAAGACAATCATCCCGGGGCGTTCATGGGGCCAAACCCCAAAAAGCGAAATCCAAAATTACGAGGCAATCCAGTCAAACGAGTCGGTCGGTCCAGGCTTCCGATTAAGGCACTTCCTGCGGTGTCGGTTGTGGCTACGACTGACCAGTCTGGTTTGACTCAGATTTTGGCGGAAGAAATCAAGGTAGAGTACGGAAAACAAATTCTAGAGCGGGTGCGGATGTTGACGCTCAAGAAGCAAAAGAAACTAACCTGGCAAGTCGCCGGCAAGAGTGCATAGAGGAACCTAACATGACGCTACCACGACGATTCACTGTTTTAGCCGCGAAGGTTGAGGCAACCCCTGGTACGGCGGAAGCGCTGACGGCCAGCGAAGCGGCGTACAATATTTTCGACGCTCAAATCACTCCCAACATCCCAATGAGCGAGCGACCGCAACAGGGCAGCTATCGACACAACGCGGCGGTGGCTGGCCCTCGGTCAGCGACTTGCACATTTCGGATCGAGTTGACCGGCAACGGTTCTGGCGGTGTCCCGACCTGGGCGACCGTTTTCTTGGCAGCGTGTGGTGTTGTGAATTCCGGTGGCGTTTTGACTCCGCGAAACGAGGTGGTTGGCGCGAACGTCAAAACAATAACGATCGGCGTCTATGAAGCTGGTCGTCGATCTCGGATGTCTGGCGCGATGGGAAACGCGGTTTTCGAATTTGTGTCTGGGCAGTTGATCGGGATCGATTTTACTTTCACCGGCAAATGGGAAGGCGAAGACGACCAGACGCTAATTGTCCCGACTTACCCAACTCGCCTGCCGCTGCGAGCTGCCGCCACGACATTCACGATCGGCAGCGTGACTCCGTGCTTTGAGACCATGACATTCGACCTTGGGAATGAAGTTTATCTTCGCCCATGTTCGACGACGGATAGCGGTTTCGCGGCGGCCGTCATCACCAGCCGTCGGCCAGTGTTTTCATTGGATCCAGAGGCCAAGTTGGTCGCCACAGATGATCGCTATGGTCGCTGGTTGGCCTCTACGACACAAGCGTTTTCGTATGCGGTTGAAGACGCCGACGATTCGATCACATTCGCCGCGCCAGCAGTCCAGATCATGAACGTCACGCCAGGGGAACGGGGCAATCTGATCACCGACAATACCGAATTGTTGTGTGTTGCAAGTGGGACGGATCCAGAATTTTCAATCACATTTGCTGCAGCATAGGAACAAAAATGCCAAACTTCGAGCCAGGTAAAACCATCTGGGTTGTTCTTCGCAATGACCGCAACAAGCCGGACCCCCCTAAGTTCAAGACTCGCTCATTGTCGCTACGCGAGCAGATCGAACTCACGGAGCGGGTCGATGCAATGGAAAAGCTACCACTTGGACAGTTCATGGAAGCGCTACAAACTGTCGCCGGAGAATATGTCACCGATTGGTCAGGCTTGAGTCGGCCATTCCAGCCAGGTGATTTTGCTGATGTTTTGAACTTGGCAGATATGCAGAACTTGATCAACTCGGTCATCGGCCAAGTGGAGTACGAAGAAAAAAAAGCCTAAGGCTGGCGGCGATGCTCCGATGCGGCCAGCTATGCAATCGGTGTCATGGGGGCAAATGCAAAGAGGATTTGCAACGGGGGCTGCGATATGAGTGCCCAACCTGCAACGGAACTGGGTGTGAGCAATGCGGAAACTACGGACATGTAGTGACCCATAGCTGCCCGGTCCAGTCAATCGGCAACATTCTCAATGCAATTCCATTGTTTGATTTGTTTGCCAAAGGGGCAATGCCGGTCAGTGGTGGGGTGCTGGATCAATCGGCTTGGTTTATCCAGGCGGAACAGTTTTTTTCGAACGATGTGGAATCTACTAAAGCGGAGGCGATGAGGCGTGACCACTGAAAACATCGACTACCGTTTGGGTGCAAAGGATACTGGCGCAGTCGCTGCGTTTCAACGGCTGCGGACTGAGTTGTGGAACAACGAAAAAGCACTGAACACTGTCGGTCGTCAGGGTAAGCTAACCTCCACCGCGCTAAAAGATGCGGCTGGCGTTCTTGGGCCGGAGTTTCAATTACTCGGCGATCGCATCGATCATATTTCTGGGGCATTAGCTGATTTCAGCGGTGCTGGACTTTTGGCGAAAGCCTCTTTGGCAAGCCTTGTTGCCGTCGGATCATTTGAAGTCGGGAACATGCTGGGAAACCTCGTGTTTCAGACTGCGGAATGGACCAAGCAACTGGAGGAAGCGAGAACGGCGATCCGCGAAACCAACAGTGAATTGGCAAAAAGCGCACGAGAACGAGCGCAAGGTCTGTCGCAGGAACAAATTCAAGAAGAAATCAAAGGAACAGAAGCGAGTATTGCACGATTGCAGGCACAGATCGACAAAAGCAATATGGCGATCTTGAATTTTTCTGGCGGCCAGTTTCTAGGTTTTGGTGAATCAGATCGACGTGAGCAGGTAAAAAATTTTGAGCTACAGATCGAGCAACAGAAAGCCCTCCGCGAAGCCTATCGCGAAACCGAACAGTCGATGAAAGAGCAAGCGATCGCAGCGGCGAAAGCTGAGCAGGCCAGAATCATCGAATCGTCACGTTCGGACAATGAAAAGGCATTGCAGGAAATCAGAGCATTGGAGCAGGCCCAGGCCGATTACCTGGGCACCTTGGACGCCGAGTTGGTTCGGGTGCGTGAAGGTGAAGAAGCCTATTTGCGTTTGACGCTGGAGAAGAAAAAGTTTTCCGAAGAAACGATCAAAGCAGCACTTGCTCGACAAAAAGAACTGGACGTGATTCGCACTGAGAACGCGGAAAAAAGTCGTCGAACGGAAATGCGATCATCGCGTCTTCCAGAAGTGCGAGCGGAGCAGCAGCGTTTTCTCACCCGCGGTCCTGGAATGAAAGGCGAAGAAAAGTTGCTGGCGGCACTCAAAGAGCAAATTGCCAAAGAAGATGCGATGTTGGCCGAGCAAAAGAAGCAGACAAAGGTCCTTGAGAATCGTTTGCCACGGGAGTCAACGCGATGACATGGAGCGTGATTGAATCGTGGGAAGGCGACGCCCGGGTGTCCTACGACCCAAATGGGATTTCTGGCACCGCGACAACTGTTCGAAATTTTACCGTTTCGGTCCCTGAGAAAACTCCATTGCAGGTTGTTGACGCCCCTGGTCTGCCTCGTCCAAATTCACGGCATCCGGTCAGCCCGTTTTTGGTTGCGCGACACTACAACGTGACCAAGATGGGGCCATTGTTTTATCAAGTCTCGGTCGAATACGAGGGCAAAACGCCGGACCCAAACAACCCTGCGGAAAACCCACTCAACCGGCCGCCAGTGATCAGCTTTGGTAGCGTGACTCAAGAAGTGGAAATCGACGAAGATATCAACGGTGATCCAATTCAAACCGTCAACGGTGAGCCCATCGTGGGAATCACGGCACCATTTACCGACCTGATCGTGACGGTAGAGCGTAACCTGGCGAGTTTTGATCCTGCGGTGATCACGACCTACACAAACAAGGTCAACTCCCAGAATTGGTTCGGGTGTCCAACTGGCACGACCAGGATCATGGATATTAGCGCCCGATCCAATTTCAATCCAGACTTCCCCTATTGGGAGGCAACTGCTAGTTTTCAGGTGCGACGAGGCCGTGGGTCTGTGACCGACGCGAAAGCGTGGTGGCATCGAACCGCACACCAAGGGTATCTGATCAAAAACTCGGCCGGTACGAAAATCGATTACGCCAAAGCAGAACCCGCCGACGACTTCACCACGCGAGGAACGACAGTCGCGCAACCAGTGATGTTGGATTTAGTGACTGGCCAAAGGCTCGCAGCCGGAACTGGGGCGTACATCGAATTCCAAATTCTGGAAACGATCGACTTCAATCTTTTGAATTTACTGTGAGGATGAAATGACAATCCAGACAACACTTGTGGTCCAGGATTCCGAGCGACGTATCGGGTGGGATATTGTGGCTTTGAACCAAATCCCACTGACGCAGGTCGGCAACTTTAGTGCGTCGTTTCTATTCGACATCGGGACCGTTGAAGAAACGTTATCATTCGGTGACATCACGCCAGGTAAGATTGTTCTCGCGAATCTTGATGCGACAAACTTTGTCGAGTGGGGTTACGCAACAGGCGTTCGACCTGGGCGGTTGGATCACAAGGTAGCTTCAACGGATGAATGTGGAGATCCGAATATGATCACGGTCAGTGGTGCAACGATCTACGTGAAAGCCGACACCGCGGCTTGTAAAATCAAAGTTTGGGTTTATCAGGCATAGCAATGGCAAAATACGTCGGACCCATTTCGGAAGCTCGCTGGAACAATGCCGCTCGATTCGCCGAAAACAATGGCGCTGGGACTCGGCACGTTCGGGGTCCGTACCGAGAGCCGAGGACAACTACCGGATGCGAGTCGGCACCACCTCCTGGCAGCTATCCTGCTGTTGCTGGCCAAGCGATCGCAGCAGGCGCAAGCGGTTCGGTGGTTTACGACGGCGAGGTCTACACAGCGACAAACCAAAGCCAGTGCAATGTTGTGATCGGGGATAAAATCGGGTTACATGTTTCGCCGGCGTGCGAGGCTTTTTTTGTGCCTTGCGTGTGTTCCTGTTCGCAGACGACTCCTACGGTTTGTTGCGACAAGTTTATTGCTATTTGCATCAACGGCGAAGTGGAAGTTCTCGCGGTTGATGGTGGATCGGCACAATGGACTTTGACTGGTTGTTGTGAGTGTGACGGGACTCCTGTTCTGACGATTGAACTGTCATGTACCGGTGACACTGTGACGGCGTCGTGGGATTACGAGTGTGGCGCGACGACCGACAGCGGGACGATTGATTTGTCCGGTCTGTGCGAAGATCCAGTTGTTGAGTACGACGACACGATCGATGCGGGCGGTTGTAGCGTTAGGA